CGCTGTGGGTGGGGCCGTCACGGTGCTCAACACGCCGCATCCGACCGACACGCAAATGCAGGCCGCTGCGGATGCCATCCAGTCTCAAATCGGGCGGTTGAACGCGGCCGTTAACCCGCCGCCTCCGCCGACCCCATAGAGGACTGGCACACGGCGCCGCCGGTCCCGACTGGCGGCGCCGCCCTGAAATGAACGCTGATCTCGAAAACCGATTTTGGGCAAACGCGGCGATCGCAAGAAATGAATGAGCGCCACTCGCAAGCCACGGTCAGACGCGAAGCTCAAAACGTTGTCGCCGCAACGACAGGAGCACATCGCGGAGTATGCGCGGGATCACAAGCTCGAGGACGTGAAGGCCTGGCTCGCAGAGGATGGCGTCAAGACTTCGGTTGGTGCGTTGTCGGAGTTTTTGTCGTGGTGGGCGCTCAAGCAGCAGTTGACGCGCAACGAGTCGACGGTCGAGAGCGTGCTGGAGCAGCTCAAGACGTTTCGGCCGGATCTGACCGAGGGACAACTTTTCGCGGCCGGCCAGGCCTTCTTCTCCGCAATGGCGATCGAACAGCGCGATGCCAAGACCTGGAAGCGCACTCAGGATCTCAAGTTCAAGCGGGAGCTGATGGATTTGGAGCTGGAGAAGTTTCGCCGAGAGACCTGCGAGATGTTCATCGACTGGTATGCCAACAAGCAGGCGAGCGAAATTGCTGCTGGCGGCGCATCCCGGTCGGAGAAGATCGATCGACTTTACCAATTGATGTTCGGGGAAGAGCGGAAGACGGATTGAAAAAGAGCTTACCAAAACAGGGCGCGAGGGCGTCTGCCGGAGGTAATGGAACCCGCAAGGCCGTGGGGGATGCGGGTGATGCCACGTCACACGTGGAAACCACAAGCGCACGGACGGCAGAAGCGGTCGATCCAAACGCCCGCTATAACGAACCCAAGTCCAGCGGAGGGCAGTGTGAGTCCTCCGCTGGCACCAATTTCACGCAGGGTAGTTCAGGAGCAGAACACGTGGCCCATAACCACGAGGCCGCGGGTGCAAGTCCCGCCCCTGCACCCTCTCTCACAGAAGCAAACGAAGGGAACAAAGAGTCTTCGCGATCTTCGTTGCCTTCTGTGCAAACGGCATTCCGGGTTCGCGCTGGGCAGTTGGAGTTTGAGCGGGGCGTGGATCTGCATCGCGTGACCGGGCTCCTGGCGCGGCGGCAATTCGGCAAGACGACCACTGCGGGACGGATCAGTCTCAAGAAGATGATGCGCCGGCCTGGGCACACTGTGGTGTTCGGCAGTGTGAAGCTGGATCTCGGGCGCGAGATTGTCCGCAAAGAAGCCGAGGCGTTACAGAAGGCATTCGCGCTACTGGCGGACCAGGCGGCCGCGGCGGAGACGTTGCTCGATGTCGTGGATGATGAGAAGGGGCGGAGCGTCGCCAAGGTCAACATCGACGATTGGAGCGATCTGTATGAGCACAGCCGGCTGGAGTTTCGGCTGTATCATTCGCGGACCATTTATTCCCGGACCAAAGTCGTGGCGCTGACGCCGTCAGCCGTGGGCGACACGGGCGACTTGATCCTGGATGAGGTCGGGCGCGTGAAGAATTTCCAGGCGGTGCTCGAGGCGGTAATGCCGATCATCTCGAGCAATCCGGAGTTCCGCTGCATCTACACGACGACGCCTCCACCCGATGATTCACATCCGTCCTTCGATTTGCTCGCGCCACCGATCGGGGCCGAGCTGCCTGTCAATCCGAGGGGGAACTGGTACCGATCCGAGCTCGGCGTGTGGGTGCTGCGGATCACGGCCTGGGACGCTTACGTGGATGGTGTGCCGCTCTACGACGATGACACTGGCGCGCCGATCACGCCGGAGGAATCACGGCGCCGCGCGCCGGACAAGGACGCCTGGGATCGGAACTACGGCTGCAAGTTCGTGCTAGGCGGGGCGTCCGCATGTGGCTCGCAACAGATTGACACGGCTCAGCGCCGAGGGGTGGGAACTGCCAATTCTTCCAGGTCCAGAGCGACTTGGAATTCGACCAGGCCATGCGGTGGTTGCTCGAGCATCTGGAGGACGGGCCGGTCGGACTTGGCTGGGACCTGGCCACAACCACGAGCGAAACGAGTAACCCGTCCGCGTTCGGGGTGATTGAGCAACGCGGAGTGGAGCTGATCTTGCGCGCAGTATTGACCTGGAAGACGGCGGACCCCGACACCGCCCTGGAGCGGGCCCGCGAAATCGTCCGCACGATTCGGGGGCGGCCATTGGGCGGGCCGGCCAGGCGGTTGGCGATCGACGCAACCAACGAGCGTTACTTCGCCCAGAGCGTCCGGAAAGAATTAGCGGCGGAACTGCCGGTCGAGCTAGTGATAGGTAGTGAAACCATAGAACTGCCTGGGCAGCCCGAGCCGATCACGATGAAGCAGTATCTGGGGGGGATGCTCGTGGCGGAGCTGGACGACAATCACTTGTGGCTGCCGCCGGAGCGTTACATCCGCGAGGACTGGCGGATGGTCAAGAAGGAGAAAGGCCAGTTCGTGTGCATCCCCGACGCGGACGGCCGGCACGGCGACACCTTCGACGGCGCGAAGCTGGCCCGGCACGCGCTCAAGTCCACCGGCGGCGCCTTCACGCAAGAGACCGTTCGCCAGGTCGCTTACCAGGGACAGCAGCAATCGAACCCATGGCGGATGGCGCCGGCACCGACTGTATGAGGACCCTTTTGCGAAATTTGACTTATAGGGCGTCCTGTTTGGGGGCCTTCCAATGTATCGCGCCAAGCGTCAGGACGGTTTTGCAATGGGCTTGCAGTTCAGATTCAGGCCCTGGCGTGGGACATGGGCAACGTCCCGTAGACCGTCTTAGGAGGTCCCCCGATGCGTGAGTTGGTCCATCCGATCACCGGGGTGAGCAGGGCTTACCCGGACGCGATTAGCGCCAAGAGCGTGGCTGACATCCAGGCGGCCCCGCCTAAGCCGCGGGATACGGCCTCGATTATGACCGGGATAATCAGCCCGCCGCGGGTGGCGGAGCATTCGCTGGGGTTGATCCTGACTCCGGTGTCGCCGGAGCGGGCCCGCGCGATCCTGCTGGCGGCGCTCAGCGGTGACCTCTGGATGCAGTATGACTTGTTCTGCCGGATGGAGGATTCCTGGGATCGACTGCAGAAGGATCTGAATGAGGTCCGGAATGCGGTCAAGCGGCTGACTTGGACGGTGTCGCCTTACACCGATGGCGATAATGAGTCCACAGATTCAGCGGAGGAGAAGGCGGACCTGGTCAGGCGGGCGTTGAAGAGCTGGGAGCCGACTGTCGGCGGGCTCGATTACGGGTTTGAAGATTTCATTTACCACGGGATGGACGCCATGGGGAAGGGGCTGTCGGTCCAGGAGCTGCGCTGGCAGATGGTCGACGGGGCCTGGTTGCCGCAAGCGGCCCATTTCCTGACGCCGCGGCAGTATGGCTGGAATGGTAACGGGACGCAGCTGGGGCTGCTGTTCGGTCCGCAAGGGACGATCGTCTATAACCAGTCGGGTGGGATGTGGCAGCCGTTCGTGCAGGACAAGTTCATTGTCGGCTCATGGTATGCCCGGAGCGGTGTGCCGGCCGCCACGGCGTTGTTGCGCTGCCTGGTGCCTTACTGGATCGGGATCACGTATGGCTGGCAGTGGCTGATGCAGACGGCGCAGATCTTTGGGATTCCGTTTCGTTGGGCTTCCTACGATACGAGCCAGCCAGGGCTCAAGGACGAGGTGGCCAATCTTCTGGCCAATCTCGGGGCCTCTGGCTACGCCGCCCTGCCCAACGGGGTCACACTCAATTTCCAGGAGGCGGTCTCCAACGCGCGCGATAATCCGCAGGTTGTCGTGATCGAGATGGCCAAGGAGGCGGTGGACCTGGCGATCCTCGGGCAGAAGTTGTCCGGCGAGAATCAACCGACTGGCTTGGGCAGCGGCAATGCGCTGTTGCACGGCCAGGTGCGGCAAGAGGTGTTGCACGCGGCGGCGCATTGGGCGGCGGATCTCCTCAACTACCAGTTCGTCCAGGCCGTGCTCCGGATGAATTACGGCGACACAAGCGAAGCGCCAGTCATCGCGCCGGACCTGAGCGTGGATCCGGATCCGAAGACGTTGGCGGAGCGCGATCAGATTCTCCTCAACAGCACCAATATCGAGATCGCCAAGAAGGATTTCTACGAACGCCACGGGATCAGGCTGCCAGCGCCAGGGGAGGAAGTGATCACGGGGAAAGCGCCGAGCGCACCAGGCCAGCGGGGAGCGGGGAGCAGGGAGATGGCGAGGAGCGGGGAGCGGGGAGCGAAGAGCCAAACGCCGATGCTAAGGATCAAATGAAAAAGGACATGGAAGCGAAGGAGCTCGAGGCGAAGGCCCAGGATGAGGTGGCGGACAAACTGATCAGCAATGTCCTGGAGGATCTCACGGGTGTGCAGGCGAAGTGGCTTGGTGGGGTGAAACCGTTTTTCCGCCGGCTGATCGATGCGGCCAAGGATGAGAAGCTCACCGACCAGGAGTTCATCGCAACGCTGGAGCAAGCGCAGAAGGCAATGCCGGAGCTGTTCGCGAAGCTGAATCGGCTGGAGCTGGAGAAGGCTTTCTACGGCGCGATGAGCGCGGCGGCCGTCAACGGGGCTGTGCAGGGGTATCTGAAGCGGCAGGTGCGACGCGCAAAATGACTTCGATCAGTGTCATAGACCACGCGCGGGCTGATCTGCAGAAGCTGATCAACTCGATCGAGAATCCCGCGCCTGGACTGATCATGGCAGGCCGGGCCGTCGCTAAGCTATTGCGGAAGCACTATGAGCAAAAGCACGCCAACGAACCGAATAAGCTCGGGGGCAAGCGGCAGAACTTTTGGCTGCGAGTAAAGCACGGCGTGAACGAACCGCGCCAGACGGCACCCGACCAGGTCACGGTTTCGGTCTCCGATCCCGCGATCATGCAGAAGATCAAGGGCGGGACGATCAGCGCGAAGCGGGCGACCATGCTGACGATTCCAGTCGATCCCCGCGCTTACGGCCGCGCCGCTTCTGTGTTGGAGCATGAGCTCGGGATCAAACTTGTCCTTGTCGCCAAGAGTGGCCGCGCCTTTCTCGCCGGTCGCATCACCAAAGGAAAAGGCTCGGGCCTCCGAGTGTTTTACGTGCTCAAGAAGAGCGTGAATCAACGGCCGGATCCGACCGCGCTGCCGCCGGAGGAGCAAATCACCCAAACAGCCACGGACGCTTTTAACGCCTGGATCAAACGCGGAGGACACTGACCTATGGACCACGAAATCGAAGCCAAGGATTTTGGGACTGCCGAACTGGAGTGCGTCGCGCTGGTGGCGCTGGACCCGGCTGCTGATGTGCCGGAGGAGATCATGTTTATGCCGTCGGGCACCCACAAGATCCACGCGGGCCAGGGCGGTAAGCCCGTTGCAGCGACGGTGCAGATCACTCGCGAGACGGCTGCAACGCTCCAGCAATCGCTCGACGCGCACCGGATCGACGGAGGCAAGCCGTGGTTTGATTTCGATCATGAGCGCGGGCCGGCCAGCGGTTGGCCCAAGGAATTCCTATGGCGGGATACTCCTAAGGCGGGGGTGTATTGCAAAGTCGATTGGTCAAAGCCTGGAGCCGAGGCGATCAGCGGCAAGGCCTATCGCAGCTTCTCTCCGACGTTTCAGGTGGACGATGTGCGGGCCAATCCCGCGCGCGTCACGGGCGCCCGCGCGAACATGGGCGGGTTAGTCAACGATCCGGCGTTTGAAACCATCTTGCCGCTCTGGGCAAAACGCACCGAAGCGGCGGAACAACACAAAATGAACGAACAAGAACTGGCCGCTCTCCAGGCCAAGCTCAAAACTCTTGAGCAGGAGAACGCAGAGCTTAAGGCCAAGAAGGCCAGCTCTGATCAGGATGCCGCGATCGCGGCTAAGCAAACCGAAATCGACGAGCTCAAAGCGGAACTCAAGACCGCCAAGGACGAGATCACCGCCAAGCGCAACGCGGATGCCAAAGCCGCTGTTGACGCGGCCGTGGCGCGCGGCGCTCTCCCTCCGAAGGATGAAGCGCTCCAGGCAAAATGGCGGGGCTTGATCGAAGCCAACTCGGAGAACGCCGAGCTTCTGGCCAAGCTGCCGGGTAATCCCGCGACGCAGCAAATCACGAAGCCTGGCGCCGGCGGTGGCACGGAGGTGAAGCTCACTCGCGAGGACATCGCCCGCGTCTGCAAAGCCTACATCGAGGCCAAGACGCCCATCGACAAAGGGCTGGTTTATCGCGAGGAGATCAATGCCCGGCTGGACAAGGGCGAGATCATTCCTTTCCGGGACATCCAGGATCGCTTGCCGCTGGATGCCGCCAACACCCTGGGCACTTTGGTCGGCAACATCATCACGCAACGCACGCTCGCGCTGATCTACGCGAAGCGCCCGCAGATTCGCGGCGTGACCACGGACTTCTCCGATCAGGGCGCACGGCTGAACCAGACGGTCTACACGCGCACGGTCGGCATTCCGACAGTCCAGGACTTTCCGCTCGGGGCCGCCCAGGCCCGCGCGGACGTCGATTACCCGGTTCCCCTGAATCTCGCCAAGCAGGTGCTCTATACGCTACAGGCGAACGAATACCAGGCCACGGCTCGTGACTTGGTCCGTGAGCAAAGCGAAGCGCTGGCGGTCGGGTTGGGCAATTACCTGGTCGACACTGTGGCCGCGCTCATCACGGCGAACTTCGCGTCGAATACGGTTGTGGCCACGAGCGCCGTCGATTACCCGGCGATCATCAAGATCACTGCGGCTCTGAACAAGGCAGGGGTGCCGGAGCCTCGCACGGCTTGGGTCAACAGTGATGTCGCCGAGAGCATGCGCGAAGACGAAGTGGTCATGGCCAACTTCGACCGCAACAACACCAGCGGCTACGCGCACTGGACCAACATCGAAGGGTTCACGGACATCTGGGAATATCCGTCACTGCCCGACAACGCCATCAACCTGACCGGGTTCTTCAATCACGCCAACGCTCTGTTGATCGCGGCCCGTGTCATTCTGAATCCCGAGCAGATCATCGGCGCCGGCTATCCTGGCCGGTTGCAGACCGTCACCGACCCAGTCACCGGGCTGAGCGTCGTGAGCAACCAATGGGTCGAGCAGCAAAGCCTGGCGGTGAACGATCGCTTGATCGCTCTGTTCGGTTGCGCTCGGGGCAACCTGACGTGCGGTTATCGCATGCTCAGCGCTTAAACTTTGTCGAGGAAACACCTGAACCTTTAGCGAACGATGAAATATAAAATTCGCAGGGACGGTAAGGGGCTCCACGTCACCGCGGCGGCCACCGACAAGATCGGGTTTTACGGCGTAACGCCGGTTGCTCAACCATCCGGCGCCACGCAAGCGGCCGCCACAGACGCGGCCAGCACTCAAGCGCTCGCCAACGCGCTCAGAACGGCGCTGGTGAATCTCGGGCTGATCAAAGGCAGCGCGATTCTGATCTTCCTGATCGGCATCGTCGCGCTGCTGGCGTCATTGCCAGTGCAGGCATACGTCGACACGGCAACCGTGCCGATGACGAACAACGTGGCAGCCTTGGCCACGGTCACTGACACAAACGCTTTGGGTGGCGCCTCCGCCATCCTGGACGTGTCGAATCACGAATACGTGAGCGTGTTCCTGAGTTTCAAAGGCATCGACGCGACCAACGCCGGTCCTGTGACTCTCACGTTCGCCAGGTCGCCTACAGGCTTGGCGTTTGAGACGACGCCCGTGATCAGCGTGGCCACGACCGCGAATGGCCAGAGCACAGTGCTCTTTGCGACGAACATCGTGAAAGAGGTGCTTGGGGGCGCGAGCCACATTCAGCTGACGAGCTTCGTGAACGGAGCGACCAATCGGCTCACGAACATCGTGCTGCAGCTGAACCGCAAGCACATCTACTAACACCTTGGAGCAATGGGTTGGAGATCGCTAACGCCGCAGGACGTGCAGACCCAGCTGGCTGGACCTGAGCTGGAGGCCCTGCAGGACTATTCGCGTGCGGATGGTCAATCCGACCCGTTGCCTGAAATCATCTCGCAAGTCACGGACGAATGCCGTGGCTACATCATGGCCAATGCCCGGAACAAACTCGGGCCGTCCGGGACATTGGCCCCGCAAGTCATCGGCGCGGCGATCGCGATCGCCCGCTGGAAATTGAGCGGCCGCCTGGGGATCGGCAAGGCAGCCGAGCTTCTGCAGACGCCCCAGCGGCAGAAGGATTACGAGGACGCGCAGCAGTTTCTGAAAGATGTCGCAGGCGGCCGGATCGCGGTGGAGCAGCCGCCGGATGATGAAGCCGGGCCGGAGATCCCGGAAGAACCGCTGGTGAAATTCGGAAGCAATCCGCCAGTGAATTTCAACGTATGACGATCGCCACGCCAATGGAGCTGAAGCGGCCGAAAGATCTGCCGCAAGCCACGGATCTCGACGATGGGGATTTCCTTATTATCGATCGCCCTGGCGCGGGCCTCTTCAAGATCTCGGTGGGGCAATTTCGGATGCAGTTCACTTCCGGGATCTTTCAGGCGCTCGGACCATCTGGGGACTATGAGCCGGAGGGCGTCCTGATGGGCGCGCGGCCGATGGAATATATGCAATACCTGCCAGACGGCAGCGTCGCAACGTGGAAAAAACTGACGGGCACAGCAGAGCAACCAACAAACACGGGATGGATACTGACCGCAAAATATTTGCCACGTCCCACCGCTGCAGGGGAACCGGAGCAGGGCGGGGATCCAGAGCGCCCATAGTGGGCTGGTGGATTTGGCCAGTAGGCGTTTTAGCGCTATTGACCGTAGCCGCCACGCCGCCAATGGTGCTGCAGATGCGCGAGAACGCGGCTGCATACCGGGAGCAACTTGGGCTTGCCGCGGAGAGCGAGTTCACCCAGCAAGCGAAGGCGCAAACGAATGCTGCGAATTGGCGCTCGATCCTGGGTTTTCCAACCAATGTGACGCTGAGCCCGAGCGGCATCGGTATCAACACGAATGCGGCCGGCGCCCTTTTGGAGATTAACAACAAGGCAAACTTGGCCCCTTATGGACTGAGCATCGCACAAGGGGACTTTGTCTATCATTGCAACAATTACGGCTTCGGCGCTGTGGGGAACGGTACCGTCATACCTTACATGGCGTTCTATAATAGCTGGGAGCAAGACTTTAGAC